CGGCTCTGGACGGATTGCGAAATCTGAAAGGAGCCAAATAAATGAAAAACAATGACAATCAGTACTACATCTACATCCGTTCCACCAAGGAACGCATTCCCTGCACCGAAGAGGAGTTTCACAACTACTACCGCGACATCAGCGTGTTCCGCAGAAAGCAACAGCGTCACGGCCGATGTGTTTGCCCGGAGAATAAGCGCCTGGATTGCGATATGGATTGTGCCACCTGTCCTTTCCGTCGTGCCGGTGATGGTCTTTCCCTCGACTATACCACGACCGATGAGGACGGCACCGAGATCCGCTGGGCGGACAACCTCGAAGACCCTTCTCCGCTTATCGAAGATATCGTTGCCGACGGCATTCAAATGACCGCACTTTTCAAAAGGATCAATGAGTTAATGCCCCAGGCAATTGAAATCGGTAAACTCCGCCAACAAGGTCTCACCGAAAGACAGATAGAAGCCGAAATCGGTGTGGGGCGTAAGACCTATGCGTACCGCTTAAAGAAAGTAAGAGAAATACTCGCAAAAGAATTCCCGGAAATTTTCTAAAAAATTTATTCTGGTTTTTTCCCAAATGCACTCCTCGTGACCAGTGGTGGGTGTAAGGGGCAAAACGATACGGCTCCTTCCAGGAGGTGAAAAGGTATGGACGAGATGAGAAACACCGCGATGACACCAGAAGAAGAACTGATTGATGTTCTGCTCGATTTCATCATCGTGGCGGCAAGTCTGGCGAAGAAAGTATCCCAGGCAATGAAAGAAAAGCAAATCAAGGAAGGAGGCACCGTCAATGGGCAAAATCAGCGAATTGGACATGGCAATCAGAGACCTGCGAACCGCTGCATCCACTATTAACGATGTGGCAGACACCCTGGCTGAAATGTTCAGTAGTAAAGAGGATGAAACTTCTGCCCCTGCCGAACAGGCGGAGAACGCAGATAAGCAGACTCTTACTTTTGACCAGGTCAGCAACGCACTTATGGCTATCTCCCGTGTGAGCAAGGAACACAGCAAGAAACTTCGTGCCCTGGTGCAAAAGTATGGTGCTTCCAAGCTGTCGGAGATTGCCCCGGAACACTACGAAGCCATCCTTGCAGAGGCGGAGGTGATTGGGAATGCCGGGTAAACACGCTATTCTCTCGGCTTCCTCTTCGGACAGATGGATTCACTGTCCGCCTTCAGCAAGGCTGTGTGAAACCTACGATGACGTCAGCAGTGATTATGCTGCCGAAGGCACCGATGCCCACACTCTTTGCGAGTACCGCTTGAAGTTAGCTTTGGGGCTTCCTGCTGAAAACCCCATCGAAAACCTCACCTGGTACAACGAGGAAATGGAAGATTGTGCCGAGGGCTACGCTTCCTATGTTCTCGAACTGGTGGAAGCCGCCAAACAATCCGGCAGCACACCTACCGTCCTCATTGAACAGAAGGTTGACTTCTCCCGTTGGGTCAACGAGGGCTTCGGCACTGCGGATTGCGTTGTGATCGCAAACGGCACACTCAACATCGTGGACTACAAGCACGGCAAAGGTGTGGAAGTATCCGCAGTTGATAACTCGCAGATGATGCTGTACGCCCTGGGTGCTTTGGAAATCATCGACTACATCTACGATATCGATGAAGTGCAGATGACCATCTTCCAGCCCCGCAAAAGCAACGTAAGCATCCACCGAACCACCAAGAAAGCCTTACTGGAATGGGCGGATGGTGTTCTTTCCGAAAAGGCAAAGTTGGCCTTTGAGGGACAAGGTGAGTTCAGTTGCGGTGAGTGGTGTCGGTTCTGCAAAGCAAAAGCCGAGTGCCGTGAAAGAGCCAACGCAAACCTGGAAATGGCTCGTTATGAATTCCAGGCACCCGCACTCCTCTCGGATGAGGAAGTTGCCGACATTCTCGGCAGAGTCGATGCCCTTACCGCTTGGGCAAACGACGTAAAAGAATATGCCCTGCAACAGGCAGTAAGCGGTAAAGAGTGGAGTGGTTGGAAACTCGTCGAAGGCAGATCCAACCGCAAGTACACCAGTGAAGCCGTTGTTGCCGCCACCGTTGAAGGCGCAGGCTTTGACCCTTATGAGCGAAAAGTCCTCGGTGTAACCGCAATGCAGAAACTGCTCGGTAAAACACGCTTTGAGGAACTACTCGCACCCTATATCGAAAAGCCGCAAGGCAAACCCACGCTCGTGCCGGAGAGTGACAAGCGTCCGGCAATGAATACTGCTAAAACCGATTTTATGGAGGAATGAAAAATGTCTAATAACGCAACCAGAGTAAACAACCCTATGAAGGTTATCACCGGCCCCGATACCCGTTGGTCTTATGCCAATGTGTGGGAGCCCAAGTCCATCAATGGCGGCACTCCCAAGTACAGTGTCAGCCTCATCATCCCCAAGTCCGATACCGTGACCATTGCCAAGATTAAGGCTGCCATCGAGGCGGCTTACCAGGAAGGTCAGTCCAAGTTGAAGGGCAACAGCAAGAGTGTACCTCCTCTCGCTGCCATCAAGACCCCTCTCCGTGATGGTGATATCGAAAGACCCGATGACCCCGCTTATGCCAACGCATACTTCATCAACGCCAACTCCGCTACCGCTCCCGGCATCGTGGATGCTGACCGCAACCCCGTGTTGACCCGCTCCGAGGTGTACTCAGGCGTTTACGGCCGTGCAAGTATCAACCTCTACGCATTCAACAGCAATGGCAATAAGGGTATTGCCTGCGGTTTGAACAATCTCCAGCTTATCCGTCCCGGTGAACCCCTCGGTGGCAAGGCAAGTGCCGAGTCCGATTTCGCAACTGATGACGACGAGGATTTCCTCTCTTAATCTAACTCACCCCTGGGTGGCGGAGCAATCTGCCACCCTATTGGGGTAGCGAAAGGATGTGAAGCCGTGAAAACTATCTCAATTGATATCGAAACCTACAGTGACCAACCGCTACCCAAGACGGGTGTCTACCGCTATGTTGAGTCACCCTTATTTGAAATACTGCTCTTTTCCTACAGCGTGGACGGTGGTCCCGTAAAGGTCGTTGATCTTGCTTGCGGTGAAACCATACCGCAGAACATCCTCGCTGCACTGGAAGATGAATCCGTTATAAAGTGGGCATTCAACGCTTCCTTTGAACGAATCTGTCTGTCCCGCTATTTAGGGTATCCCACCGGGGACTACATCGACCCTTGTTCGTGGAGATGCTCGATGATTTGGGCAGCCACGATGGGGCTTCCGCTTTCCTTGGAAGGCGTCGGCACTGTGCTGGGACTTGAAAAGCAAAAGCTGACCGAGGGCAAAGACCTTATTAAGTATTTCTGTCAGCCCTGTGCACCGACAAAAACCAACGGTCAGCGAACCCGTAATCTCCCGGCACACGCCCCGGATAAGTGGCTCAACTTCAAAAAGTACAATGTGCGCGACGTCGAGGTTGAAATGGCAATTCAAGACCGCCTCGCAAACCACCCCGTGCCGGAGAGCGTTTGGGATGAATATCACCACGACCAGGAGATTAACGACCGTGGTGTGGCTTTGGATATGGAACTGGTGAAACAGGCTATTGCCTTGGATGCTCGTTCTCGTTCTGAACTGACTACCGCTATGAAAGAACTGACCGCTTTGGAGAACCCAAATTCGGTGCAGCAGATGAAACTGTGGCTTGCTGATAATGGTCTGGAAACCGACACCCTTGGCAAAAAGGCTGTAGCCGAAATGCTGAAAACGGCATCCCCGGAAATGCGGAGGGTTTTAACGCTCCGTCAGCAACTTGCAAAATCCTCGGTAAAGAAGTACCAGGCTATGGAAACCGCTGTATGTGCCGATGGTCGTGCCAGGGGTATGTTCCAGTTCTACGGTGCAAACCGCACCGGCAGATGGGCAGGTAGAATTATTCAGATGCAAAATCTCCCTCAAAACCACCTTACCAACCTTGCCGATGCGCGTGGTCTTGTCCGTGACGGAGACTTTGATGCCGTGGAATTCTTCTTTGATGATGTCCCGGACACGCTTTCGCAGCTTATCCGCACCGCTTTCGTTCCCCGCAAGGGTGCGAAGCTGATCGTGGCTGACTTTTCTGCTATTGAGGCTCGTGTTATTGCGTGGCTTGCCGGAGAAGAATGGCGGCAGAAAGTATTTGCAGAAGGCAAAGACATTTACTGTGCTTCTGCTTCACAGATGTTCGGTGTTCCTGTAGAAAAGCACGGCATCAACGGACACCTTCGCCAGAAAGGCAAAATCGCAGAACTCGCCCTCGGTTATGGCGGTTCGGTTGGTGC